ATTATCAGCCCCCGTGAGCGTAACCTGCTGATGCAATCTAATCTTGCGCAGGCGTACTTCACTGGCGATCAGTCTAGTGTTATCCGCACTGGCAAGATCGGCATGTTGGATCGTTTCACTGTATACGTATCTAACTTGTTGCCCAAGGGCACCACCGACAAGGCTATGGTAGCCGGTCTTTCTGCTGTAGCTAGTGGCTCCGCTGATGTTGGCGCTAAGCCTCGTCGCGCTATGGTAGCTGGTACTAACCACGCTTGCTCTTTTGCTATGACTATTAGCAAGACTGAGCCTCTGCGTAACCAGACTGACTTCGGTGACATCGTTCGTGGCCTCGCTGTATATGGCCGCAAAGTTGTCAAGCCCGAAGCTCTGGCAGTAGCGTTGGTTGGCGATCCTAGCTAATATCTAACGCGTTATAGGGGGCTTCGGCCCCCTTTTACTTCAAGGAGAAACATATGACCCCAGCAGAGTTATGCGCCAAGTTGGGTGGTGAAACTACCACAAATCGCATGGTCGCGTTTATCAACGGCAAACGAGAGGTAATCGCCCGTATGAAAGGCGACGAGTACCAGTTGGAGCCTATTGCCGCCGCTTTAGTTGCGGAGCTTAACGCCAAGATCGGTGTCGGTGCGGCAGATGATGATAGTAAGCCAGCGCCCACAAAAGCTAAGCGGGCACCACGTAAGGCCGCTAAAGTAGAAGCAGACTTGCCTGAAGATTAAATTCAAGGTATCTTCGTAGCTTATTAATTCAGGGCTATCTGATGAAAGCGGCCAGCGAATTCTTCTCGCGTATAATCCCTAAAGTACCGGGGTGTTCAACTCCACTAGCTGAACAAGCTGTCGTGGATGCGGCTGTGTACTTATGCGAGCACTCTCTAGTGCTAAAGTACAATACTGATGCTTTTAGCACTGTGTCAGGAACTAGTACGTACGATATTGATGTACCAGCTAGTCACGCTTTATCTAGGGTTGTTTATGTCACCGTGGATGGAGACGAGATAAACTCCATGCCTTTAGAGAGTTTACCAGTAGTAAGCACAGACAACGCTAAGCCTACTAAGTACTACGTAACTCAACTTGAGTCCGAAACCCAGCTAAATTTATACGCTACGCCTGACGACGCTTACTCTGTAGTCCTTAATGTAGCGCTACGTCCAAGTACAGACGCTACTTATCTGGCAGATGATTTGTATCATTACTGGATGGAGCCTATAATAGCGGGGGCGCTAGGTCGAATCTACGCTGTGCCGGGACAACCGTTTACCGATTTTACGGCGGCAGATTATTACCAACGTCGTGCAAAATTGTTGTGTCATAATGCACGAAATGAAGGTAATATAGGCCGTGTTATAGGGTCTTTACAGACTCAACCCAGACCTTTTGTGTGAGGTGACAAATGACTATTGCAGCTAGTTCGATACTAAGACGTTGCATTGACACTCTTCAAGATACTACGTCGGTGCGATGGCCCGTAGCCGAATTAGTTAGGTATTTAAACGACGGACAGCGGGAAGTAGTACTTTACCGCCCCGATGCTATGGTTACTACCGCGACGTTTTCTTGTGCGGCAGGTTCCAAGCAAGAGTTGGATAAAAACAACAACGCGCTTGGTGCCGCTAAATTAATTGAAATTACTCGGAATCAAAATACTTCTGAGTCATTTTATGGGGCTGTTAGGCTTATAAACAGGGAGATATTGGACGCGCAAAAACCAGATTGGCACAACGAAACAAATTCTGGAGACATTGCGCACTACATGTATGATCCTCGTAATCCTCTTGAGTTTTACGTGTATCCTCCGGCTAAAACCACGGCGCGTTTGGAAGTAGTGTACTCTAAGTATCCTACCGACATTACTGAACCCGGAGGTAGCGCCACTGTTAATAATGTTTCTGGCAATATCAGTGTCCCTGACATTTATAGTAACGTTATTCAAGATTACATTCTTTACCGCGCTTACAGTAAAGATAGTGAGTACGCTGGTAACGCACAACGTGCGCAGGCTCATTACGCCGCGTTTGCTAACGCGCTTGGTATTGAGATACAGGCAACTGTACAAGTAGCTCCAAACCCAGTGTCTAACCCCAATGTACCGCAACGCGTAACCGCGTAATTACTTTAGAGGACTAACAAAATGAGTCAGTTTTCCGACTACACAGAAGAGAACATTATCCAGACCACGCTCCGTGGTCAGGCGTTCCCTGTTCCATCCGATGTCTACATCGCTCTGTTTACTTCTGACCCGACTGATGCCGGTTCTGGTTCAGAGGTTAACTCTGCGTCTTGGACAACCTACGCTCGGCAAGATGCCGCTGGCGGCGCGGCCATCGACACAGGCTGGACTGCGCCTTCAAACGGCGTTTCTTCCAACGCGAAGGTAATCACGTTCCCAGCTAACAACAGTGGTGGTTCTATTACTGTTACTCACATCGGCGTGTTTGATGCGTTGACTACAGGTAACTTGCTGTACCACGCCCCCTTGGTATCTTCCAAGACTCTGTTGGATGGCGACGTACTTTCCTTCGCTATCGGAGCAATTACCGTAACTGTAGCCTAATGACCTAACACGGGAGCGTTATGAGTACGTTCTATACGCCGGATGGCGCGGCGGTAAACACCGCTCCCGAGTCAGGATTAACACAAGCCTCCGCGAATATCTCGGGGGCTTGTAGTGCTTCTAGTGTAGGTAATTACATACTATTACCTACCGTTACTGTGCCAGCGTCTGGCACCGTCGCTCCCACCGCTATACGTACCGTTTTACCAGATAGTCAATCTACTGGTACGACGTTTTGGGTGCCGCGTGGCGTAAAAACACATCTTAGTTCAGCCGTAAACTTTAGTTCTACCGGAAGCGTAAACGCTTTCGTACTTAGGACTATACAGGTAGTTTCTTCTGTTATAGCTACCGCCAGTTTAGCGGCTATCCCCGCTGATGCTCTGGGTGAGTCCGATGCGTCGTCTGTGGCGACTGTTTCCCCCGCCGCGACTAGGGTGCAGTTTTCAACTGCCGCGTCTAGTGCGTCAGGTAGCGCCACAGCTACCGCCGATGTAAATAGATTTGTTGTAGCTAATATAGGCTCTAACAACACGGTCTATGTGACAGTCGGCATAAACGGTGTTTTTGAAGCCTACGCACCAGTACCATGCACTGCTAGTTTAGCTATAGACCCAGTTGGGCTACGTACTGCACCGGCGTTAGCCACTGTTGCCGCTAGCGCTAGCTCACTTGCTAACGCTACACAAGTACAGCCGGGACTAGCACAACCATTGGGCGTTTCGTCTACGCTTATTATTGATCCGTTTTTGTCTATAAGCCCCGGTGTAGCCATAACTGCGTCTGGGTCAATACAAAGTTCTCCATTTATTAACACACCCATCAGTAGCGCTATTTCTGCGTCTGTTACAACTACTGGTCGTGGGTCACAAACTTTTCAAGCGACAACTGACTTAGAACCTAATCTAAGCACTATTGTAGCTAATATAAATACTAAGTTTTCTTCTTCGGCTGTTATACGAGGAAACACTAGTAATAGCGCTACTGGCGTTATTTTTAAGGTTTCCGAAGCAAACGTAAGCGCCCAAGCGGGCGTCGCAAACGATGATACTGTTACACACCAACTTACCTGTACACTAAGTGCTCCAAATGCTGTAGTAACAGTGGAGGCTAGGTTGGCAGAGCGTGGTGAATCTAACATAAGTGCGCCTTCTGGGGCTGTACTGGTCGAGGCGCGGCTGGCAGAACAGGGTCAAGTAACCGCGAGTTCTTCTGCGGCACTACTTATTTTAGACAACCAGCTACTTGTAACGCGGTTTGTAGAAGCTCAGCTTACACCGGCGGCCACTGTCTCCTCTACCGGAGTAATTATCAAGGTAGCAATAGCTAGTCTAAGTGCTCCAAACGCCGTAGTGACAGCGGCGGCGCGGCTAGCAGAACGTGGTGAAGCCGATATAAACGGCGCGAATACAGTCGCAAACGTACCCGGAGTTCTTACAAAGCTACCAAATGTTGAAATATCTCCTACTGGGCAAGTAGTTTTAGGAGACGAGAACTTTGTATTTATTGTACAATTTGCTGAGTCTTCAGTGGCTGGATCAGGAACTGTACTAGCAGATAGCGTTGCTAACATAGATAGCTTAGATCCAGCCCAAAGAACCTTTGTACGGCCACCTATGACAACCAACTTTGTGAGGCCGTTCCAGCAATTTACGTTTAGGAGGCCGTCATGAAACTAGGTACGGTTACACAACAGCCAGCCGAACGATTGTCGTATACCATTGATTATAGTCAGTTTCTTACAGACGGCGATAACGTACAAACTGCGACGGCGGCAGTATCTCCCGTTGGGCTAACAGTTGACACTGTTAGCGTACTAGATCCAAGAGTTCGATTTTTTGTAGAGGGCGGCACTACAGGCGAGCGTTACAAAGTAACGATTAATGTCGAAACCGCAGATGGACGACAGCTACAAGACGAGCTAATCTTTAAGATTAAGGAAATCTAAGCGATGGCGCAAACTCTCCACAACAATGTATTTACCAAACTAGCTGCCTCGTTATCTAACTCTGCAACTAGTATTTCTCTACTTGACGGCTCTGACTTCCCTACGCCCGCTGTTGGTGATTTTTACTTTGCTACGCTAGTTTCAATTAGTGCAAGTACTGGTAAAGAAGATGATTGGGAAATTGTAAAGGTAACTGGCAAGCCCGCTACCAACACTCTCACGGTCACTAGAGGGCAAGAGGGTACAGCGGCTAGAGCATGGGATACCTATACCCCCTGCGAGATTCGTATTACTGCTGGCACCGTTGTTATGCCAGATGGTACTCAGAACTTATCTAACAAGACAATCACATCTAGCACCTTAGATAGCACTGTTGTTGGTGGCACCACAGCGGCGGCAGGATCGTTTACTGACCTAGACGCTACTACGGTAGACGCGACTAACGTTGAAGTAACGAATCTCAAAGCTAAGGACGGCACAGCGGCGGGGTCTATCGCTGATTCTACGGGTGTTGTTTCGTTGAACAGTGCCGTATTGACCACCGCCGATATTAACGGCGGTACAGTTGATGGGGCTACCGTTGGTCAAACCACACCGGCGCTTGGTACGTTTACCGACATGGTTGCTGACGAGCTTCAGCTTACAGGCGGCACTGGCGACCAAGGTAAGCTGTCGTGGAACTCTGACGAGGACACGGTAGCTTTAGTTATTAGTAGCGGCGAAAGTCTACAACTTGGTCAAGAAGTTGAGTACAACGTACGCAACAACTCAGGATCTTCTATAGCTAAAGGCGTCCCAGTAATGATTACTGGAACCCTAGGTTCTTCTGGTCGAATCACTATTGGCGAGATGGATGCTTCTAGCGTTGCTAACGAGACTAAGTATTTAGGTATTACAGCCGAAGCCATCGGTTCTGGTGCTGATGGCAAAGTAATGTTCTTCGGCAAAGTGAGCGGCCTCGACACAAGCTCTTACAGCGCTGGCGATCTGTTGTTCTTGGATACGTCCGTAGTGGGCGGCTTAACGGCTACTGAGCCAAACTCGGGCATTAAGATGGGCGTGGCGTACGTAGTACACAGCCATGCTTCAGCGGGTGTCCTGATGGTACGTCCGACCACCAGTGTGGGTTTGCACGACCTTCACGATGTTTTTGTGGATGCTCCCGGCACCGGAGAAATCATCCGCTACAACGCGACTAGTGGCCTTTGGGAAACCAAAACACTAGCAGAAGCAGATATTGCGACTGTTACTTATGTAGATTCTCAGATAACCAGCAATAACGAGCTATCTGAAATACTTGCTACAGGTAATGCAACCGGCGGTACAGACATCGCGGTAGGCACAGGCGACGACATTACCTTTGCTGATAGCTCCAAGGCTATCTTTGGTGCTGGGTCTGACTTAGAGATTTATCATGATGGGTCTAATAGTTATATCACTGATGCAGGTACTGGCGACTTGCGTATCAGAGGCGCTAACGTTGAAATTCAAACGGGTGGTGGGAACAAGTATTTCCAAGGTGCGGCGAATGTTGCAAGTCTTTACCACACAAATAATATAAAACTAAACACAACCTCCACAGGCATTAATGTCACGGGTACTGCTGTAACTGATGGGCTAACCGTAGCAGGTAATCTGTCTGTCGATAGCGGCACGATTAAGCTGGATGGTAATTTTCCTACCGGCACAAGCAACACTGCTTTAGGGCTTAACGCGCTCAATAACACGTTGACCGGAGAGCGCAACGTAGCGGTTGGTAGAGAGGCAGGCGATGCCATTACCAGTGGTGAGCGCAATACCTTAATGGGTTATAGGGCTGGAAGCGCGATTACCACTGGCCTGAGAAACGTAGCCATAGGCGAACAGGCATTTCTCTCAAATACTACGGGAAGCTATAACACTGCTGTTGGAACCTTTGCGCTAATCAATAACACGACAGCGATTGGCAATGAAGCCTTTGGTTATTCGGCGCTTTTTGAAAACACAACCGGAACACAAAACTCTGCATTAGGTTATGGAGCTTTACTTAGTAATACCACTGGCTCCTATAACACTGCTGTAGGTAGAGGCGCACTAAATGTAGCTACTACGGCAAATTACAATGTTGCGGTTGGTCGATATTCTTTGGTTACAAACACCACAGGCGCGTCAAATGTGGCTGTTGGAGCCGAATCGTTATATAGCAACGTAACAGGCGCAGGGATTACTGGCGTTGGTTATAGAGCAGGATATAACGTAACAGCCGACAATAATACGGCTATTGGCAACCAAGCTATAGGATCAACAACAGCGGTAACTTCTGGAGCGAACAACATAGCGATGGGCACTTCCGCGCTGTTCAATGTAACCAGCGGTAGCAATAACGTAGGAATTGGAATCTCGTCTTTACGAGAAAACACCACCGCTTCAGACAATACTGCCGTTGGCTATCTGTCTTTAAACAATAGTACGACAGCCACACTAAACACTGCTATTGGATCAAATGCCGGTCGCTTTATTACGACCGGAGGCCAAAACGTAGCCGTTGGCATGAATGCTTTATATTCCCTTACTACAGCCAGTTTGAATGTAGCTGTTGGTAAAGGAGCATTAAGCACAGAGACTACTACAAGCGGATGTGTGGCGATTGGCGCAGAAGCGGCAAACAGCAATAACGGAGCGATTACCACAGCCGTTGGTTATCAAGCTCTCAAAGTGAATACCACTGGAGGCTCTAATACTGCTCTTGGTTATCAAGCTCTAAAAAACGCTACAACCGCTTCATTTAACAACGCTGTTGGTAGAGCGGCATTAAGTTCAGCGACAACTGGAAGCTACAACATTGCCTTTGGTTATGCGGCATTAGCGACTAGCACAACAGCGCAATTTAACGTAGGAATAGGGCACAACGCGCTAGCTTCAACTACTACAGGATCGCAAAACGTCGGTGTTGGCTACACCGCTTTAGAATCAAATACTACTGGTTATTGGAACGTAGCAATAGGCGAGGAAGCAGGAAGACTTAATACTACTGGCTTTGAGCAAGTTGCGATTGGTAAAAGCGCATTACGAGCTAACACTACCGGATCAAGAAACATAGGTATTGGTTTTCAGGCGCTTACAAACAATACCATTGGCGTACAAAACATAGCTATCGGTAGGAACGCACTCCGAGACAACAATAGCGGCAACTACAATGTCGCTATTGGAAACTCCGCTTTATCAGCAAATACCAATAATTATTCCACCGCCGTGGGTTACGCGGCATTTTCCGTCGCCACAACTGCCAACCGAGCAGTGGCGGTTGGTTACAGTGCAGGCGCTAATGTAACGACTGGAATTAGAAATAACTTTATCGGTGCGTATTCTGGCTATAGCACTACCACAGGACAGCAAAATGTAGGCGTAGGAGAGCAAGCACTCTACACCTGTACAACAGGTTCTTATAACGCCATTGTTGGTAATGCCGCATTAGCAAACTCAACCACTGCGTCTTATAACGTGGCTTTGGGCTATTCGGCCTTACTTTTAACCACGATAGGTAACTACAATACTTCGCTTGGCTACCAGACTTTGTACTCTAATACTACGGGTGCAAATAACGTCGCTGTCGGTGCGCTTGCTTTAGACTCAAACACAACAGGCGATGATAATGTCGCTGTTGGTTACTCTGCATTAGGTCAAGCTACGACAGTTACCGGCAACACAGCAGTAGGCCGATCAGCGCTTACCCA